TAACCTTATATGGTTTTTCTTCAGCAAACAATTTCTTATTTACTTCATCATTCATACACAAATCAGTATTCAAAGAAATTAATTTTCCAGGAGAAGAACTGATTTTGGTTTCTTTAAAGAATTTATCGGAGAAAACCTTTATATCGTTGTTGGCGTCGTAAGCATCATTAACTCGTCGTTCATCAACAGCAGCTTTATTAGCAAGAATTTCAGATCTACCGAAGATAAATGTTTTACAATCGAAGTTAGACATCAAGAAAAATATTTTGCTGTCAACTATTCTCTGAGCAGTTTCAATATTGGTTATAACGTCGCTAGCCCAAGAACAATCACTTAAATATTTGTTGATCATTTGGACAGGAATGAATTCATTATAGCATTTTCCAGATATTACAAAACGATCAAGAATTATAGCTGTGTCTAGCGCATCAAGATTTTTTAACAACCAAGTTATTTTTTCAGAACTTCCATTTGTATCATAGAATACTCTTTCGCCATCTACAGTAAATTCAAAATTGGCGAGATCTAAGAAATTCAGAGTTCCAGAGAGATTTATATTGTTTATCTTGTTGACAAAATAATTAAGAAAATCTATTTTATCGTCACCATTTACAGTAACATTTCTTTTTAATACATCCATTAGCATATATCGTTTATTAGTATCGGTTTTCACAGCTTCCATAAACTCTTTATTATAAAGAGTAGCCGTCGTATCAACATAAACTTGACTTACTTCTTTATTCTTTCTTGGAAAATGTATATAGATAGAATTTTTAAATTGTTTTTGAAGAAATCTTGATTGAGTTGTTTTACCGCAACAGTCAGGTCCTTCAAAAATAAACATTTTGGGCATGTTTCTTGTATCCATTTTTTTACTCCTTTAAAAAAAAGATAGAATGATTTCCTATCTTTTTTGTCTATATGAAACAGTGAATGTTTCAGAAAGTCTGAAATATGAATCGTCAGAATTCATTATTTCAAGAATCTTTTTAATCTCAGGTTTCGTTAAATTAATGCAAATATAATTATCGAAATTTGCTTCATTTGTTTCGGAATAGAATGATGTTATTATTCCCGTTATATTATTCGTATTATCTTTGCGTTGCTTTATGAAACCTTTGAATTTGATATTCAAAACTTTATCTTGTTTAAGATAACCGTAAAACTGATAAACTTCTTTTTTATTTATATCGAGTTTACGCAATTCTGCAAGTTCGTAATCTCCAGAAAGAAACTTACGTTCTATAGATTCGAAGATACTTACTTTATTATTTTTGTCGTTTGAAGGCATATTGTACTCCTAGCAAAATTCTCTTTGTTTGAGTTCAATGTCTGTAATCGCTTATATTTTACACATTCTTTACAGTGACCGTTCTTATAGAACTCGGTCATTCCATGATACATACAAAAGTTTATGATTTTGCTTGTTTTTTCCATTATATTATCTTATCCTTTGAGTTATAATATATAACTTACTTTTCCTTACATTAAATTTAAAAATTAAATGAAATATATTATATATAGATGAGGGATTAATGGTATGAATTTAGGACCCATGGGACAACAATCTGATTACAATAGCAATCTAAAAAGGAAATTCAAAAAGAAATATAGATCTTATCTCGTATCTGAACGTTTTCTATTGAGTATTATTAAAATACTCGCATCCGATGCAACTATAATGAGACGTCAACTTATAAACATTAAACGTTTCTTGGACGTCATTGACCGTGATTATTATACAGATAATCACATTGAAGCAATGCTTATTGTTTGCGATTCATTGCTTGAAAGTAAAATGAAACTCGGTTCTAGTTTGAAACTAGAAGACATCATCTTCAATGTTAATCTTCTATTACAGGATGAAGAATATGAAGAAGTTAAAAATAATTTAATTATACCTCAAATCCAAGTATCGAAGAATGATTCTGTAGAAACTGAACTTGCATATGTTTCAGAATCATTGGATCAAAATTTAAAGAACGCATATATTTTAGATTCAAAAGATGAGTTGTATGATTTAACAACAGAATTAACAACTTGCTCATATAAAGACTTCCCAACGATTCTCGGAAAATATAGGGAACTATTGACGTCGATTATGAATTTCTTCAGGTCGACAGACAATTCTGCAACTGATATGAATCAGGTTGCACATACATCAGATCCATCATTCTATGATTTCTTGTTTGAAACATTTAATGCTTTGAATAATCCTGCTTCTGCGTTACAAACTGGTTGGGTTGCAATGAACTCAGCTTTAGGTCCAAGAGGTGGTTTTCAAAACAAGAATGTTTATATGTATTATGCGAATACTAACTCATTCAAATCGGCATTGTTGTTGCATCTTGCTCGTATGATAAAAGAATACAATGCTGCGAATGTAATAGAAAGATATAAACAAACTGGAAAGATTCCGACTATCTTATTCATCGAAGCAGAAAATGATTTTGATGAAGATAACGAACGTTTGTTCAAAACAGTAGTTCATAAAGACATTACAAAGTGCACATCAAAAGAAGAATTGTTCTCAACATGGGAACACACATTTGACGCTGATAAAGACAAGAACCCTATAGACATTTCATTATTGCACGTCGATTCTCGTTCAATGTCTGTCGATGATATAGACCGAGTCATAGAACTTCTTGATGAAGAAGGATATGACGTTATAGCAACAATCATTGACTATATCGGTTTGCTTAAACCTCGTGCAGAAGATATGAATATCGATAACCGAATTCAGTTAAAGCACATTGCTGATGATTTGTTGAGTTTGGCGAAAAATCAAAACATTCCAGTTATAACAGCTCACCAGTTGAACAGATCCGGTGGTGCAGTATTAACAAATCTTAAGATGCAAGGTGAATCCAATGCGGTTTCACAAATCACAAATGAATACATTAGTGAATCTATTGGTATTGAACAAGCGGTATCTTGGTCAATGTTCATCGATATCGAAGAACATGAAGGACGAAGATTCTTAACTTGTAAACGAAATAAATGTCGAAAACAAAACTTCGGTATTACATATTTCGTAATGGAAATTAAAAATGGTATTATTATCGATGACGACTTATATTTGCCAGAACCTTTGTATTACAAGAGTGTTCCTGGTACATCTGTCGAACAAACATCAAATAGTGATACTGGCCAGCGTGGAGTTATAGATATTCGTGATAAACCTAAGACACCGCCTAAGGGTCATGAACTTTCTATTAAACCTGCAAATATCATTGATATGACATCATCTAATGATTTACAAGATAGGATTATGGATTTGATCAAACCTCAGGATTGGTTCGAATACATTCCGACGTATGGTTATGATAAACTTGTTGAATTTACAGATGAGATGTCTGATGAAAACACATATCGTTCATTCATCGGTAGTACCGAATACAACTTTATGAATGATGACTTGGAAGAACAAGCAATAGGAGTAGCATAAAATGACAACAGAAGAAGAGAAAGTTATAAGTTTTATTGAATCTGACAAAGTTCAATATCAACTGCCAAGAAAGTCTGGGCTACACAATAAAGTCAACACTTTTAGGCAGTTAATTAGAACACACAAAGATTTTGAATTTATTAGGAAACACAAAAAATACGAAATCGTATTAATGATTAATGCCATTTATTATGATTATCTTGCAAAGATGATGGATTTACACGAACTAAGAATGATTAAACCTGTTGGTGACAAAGTATGGGCTTACGACAAACCTAAAGGTTTGACTGAACTTCGTCATTCGACATCTACATTCTTAGCATTCTGTTTAGCACTGTGCAAAGAATTCAATATCAAAGACCTTCTTAGTATAGTGTCTTTACGAATGATTATCTATCAATATCACATCCTTTATACCGGCCGTTGCTGGAATAATGGTAATGATGTTAGAGATGGATATCGTGTGTTTGAACGTTATTGGTTTAAAAGAATGTTCTTTGGAATTAAGTAATAATAAACAGAGGCCTTCGGGTCTCTGTTATTTTTTTTCTTCTATAATTAATAAAATCAACAATAGAATATATAAAAATAAGTAGGAAATTTGAAGAAATGAAAAAAGAACTGTCTAAAGAGTCATACGAATCGCTATTTTTCTCAAACGTTTTGAAAAATGTTGAGAAAACGAATTCTATAGAAACAAAAATTGACGAAAAACAAGAACAAAATGATATAAATAATAAAAAACTTAGTCAATCTACCGAAGATGATTCTGAAGACGATGGTGGATCTTTTGAAGCTGCTGCCGAGGAGGAAACTTCTGGCGGTGATTCTTCAGATTCTGGATCTGGCGACTCATCTGGTGGAGATATTGATACGGGATCAGGAGATGATTTTGGTTCCGACGACATGTCTTCTGATGGTGGAGACGACTGGGGTGACGATTCAGGCGATGGATCCGAAGATGGAGACTCGTCTGGTGACGATGGTGAAAAAGAGGGTTTAAACTCTCTTGATAATAACAAGGGTTCGTCACTGAATCCTTTCACACAGATTAACCAAAAACGCTATCATGTTGATAGGTTGAATGAATTAAAATACTCTATTTCTAATGCGATTGATGAGTATAGTTCTTTCTATGCTGATTGGTCTGAAGTTGATCAGTTGAGAGAGCTTCTGAAAATTGTGTCTGAAGAAGAGAATTCATTCGTAATGCAGCAAAATCCGGAGAATCTAATTAAATTGGGGTTGTATTACGAGCAATATGAAAAAATAATTCAAAACATATCCAACAAGATTAGTCGGCTCAATTCTAATGACAAGAAGTGAGATTTGGTTGATTCATTTAAACTTTTCCGTTTAGGAGTGTCAAAGTATGGCAACTAATAATCTTGAAAACATAACAAGAGAAGATGCTATCAAAACTTATAACCAGCACATGCGCGATAACAACCAGGGTTATTTCAAGGCTATGGAAGCTTATAACCGCAAGCTGGCTCCTCTTGTTAAAGATTCTGCTTTCAGCTTCGAAGCTTGGAAGGAAATCGTTAAGCGCGATGACCTCTATGCCGTTGCTAAGCAGGAAGCCTCAAAGATGTTCTTGAAAGATCCTTCAAAAATGAAGAGTTTCGAAAGACTTCTTGACAATACAAGAGATATTCAGTATCGTGCTGACATCCAGGGCGATGTGAAGTCACTCGAAGGTTGGGGTGGCGGCAATGCCGTTTACGCTTCTTCAGTAGGTGCTTTCGCTATGGGTTCAACCCCGTTCATCATTGGTGGATGGTTGGCTGCTGCCCGCTCTGAGGAAATTTATCAGCACATTGATAACCAGAACAACATGAGATTGGAATTCGAGTACAATATGGATTACCTCCAGATTGGCGACGAGAAATTCTTCTATCCTCAGGCTTATCGTTCTGGCGAGATCACAGGTTACAACAAGTTGCCCAAGATCGACTGGGTAACACCGAACACCGCTGCGAACGGAACATATACTGCTCCGGAAACTTGGTGTGGTGAAGATATGTTCATCTTGCTTCCCAATGTTCAGGGTGCTCTTTCTTCAACAGTAAAGGGTAACTTCCTTGAGGTTTGTAAGAAGAACGTACACAAGTTCGGTATCGAACCCAACTGTACATTCGCCAAGGTAAAGTATACCAGCAATGGTGAAGATGTTGTAAAGCCGATCCGCCTCCATTATGACATCGTAACTGGTCCGACAAACGAGCGTATGTTTAAGTCTACGTTCAACTTGAAGGACGTTTTGGATGCCAATGGTAACAAGTTCAGTGGCCCGCTTTTGGTTACAGTATTCATGAAGTTCAGCCTCGACACTGGCGATTTCACTCTCATGACAACATGTGGTGATTCTCCTGATCAGAACGCTGTTCTTAAGGGTCTTCAGTTCAATGGCAAGTTGTCAAACATCGCCAACGAATTGACCAACATTCCGACAATGGGTACTGACAAGTATCAGTTCGTTCGCGAATGTGAATACCGCAACTACTCAAAGGTTTCTTTGAACGAGTACATGGTTGACAACTTCCGCATTGGTAGCAACAACAACATTTCTTATGCTGCTTACGCTACTGACAAGAACATTCAGTCAACTGTATTTAACCGTGCTCTTGAAGCTGAGGATTTCCTCATCAATGATGTTCTCGCTGACGGCGTAGACTTGGATTCATTCGAGTTGACACGCAAGATGGGTGGACACCTTAATAACACTGCTTCATTCACTGTAAACCAGTTTGCTCCTGGCCTTGGAATTCAGGAATACAAAGATGGCCTCAAGCTCTATCTCAACAAGCTCCTTGCTTCTGCTGAAACAGACATCAACGTGCCTGCTTCTGTAAAGCGCGAATGGATTTTCTTGGGATATGATGCCATCATCACTGAGTTCCCCAAGATCAAGTTCGAGAATGCTGCCGTTAACTTGGACGAACAGCCCGAGGGCGCTGCTGCTAACGAGAACTTTGGTTTCGCTGTTGATTCACGCTGTGGATACGTTGACAACCTCGGACGCTCTGTCCGCTTGATTGCCAATAACGACTCACGCTGGCGCGATCGCGGTAATAACATTTACGGTACACTCCGTACATTCTCTATGGATTATCCGTTCTTGGTATACTACCCGCACGCTATTCGTATGTATACAGCCATCGATGCGGACAACCCGAATCGTACAGCTGTTTACATCGGTGGACGCGAGTTCCGTGGTGTATTCGCCGCTGCTGCTATTCAGTTCGAACTCAATGGAGTTCTTGATCAGGCTGGTGTTCCTGTGAACAACTTCGCTGCTCAGATGTCTAACGCTAAGACTGGTTACCAGATGACCACAATCAATGGTTAATCTTAGTTGATGACTGAACTAGATAGTTAAAAAAAGAAGGGGCCTTAATTGGTCCCTTCTTTTTATTTTTGCTTACAACTCACCGATTTCTTTACCGATAGCTTCTACTCTTTCAAGAGTTTTCTGAACCTTATCAGTATCGATGATTCCCAAATACCCAAGCTGAGTCTCCAACATGGTGTGATGCATTTGTGCTACAGCCGCACCATTAAATGTTGACTTGGTAATCCGAGTCAATTCCGCAACATCGTCATAAGCTTTTGCTTCTTTTATGGCATCCATGTAGATATCGGCGAAATCTTTGTCGAAAATCTTTTCAATGTTTGCCATAACAAATTTGAACGATGCGTCAAAGTCAGCATTGAATTTATCAATGCCTTCGTTCAAGCGTTTTTCAGCTTCAGACGGATTCTTTTTCTTGCACTTGGCTTTGATGTAGTTCTTTTTAACTGACACCAAAACCAGCATGTGTGTAATACAAAGAATATCCATCTTCGTTGCTTCAACGTTCGCTAAATTCACTTCCAGTTTCTTGATGTAAATGAACATCTTTACTATAGCTGGAACGCGATTTAGAGTTCGACCAGTAATTGACTTCTCGCTGAAGTATTTTACAGGCCCTTTATGTTTAGGGTTCTGGATGCCGAAAACATATGGACGTAGGAGAGATTGATTCTCCGTCATATATTTCCAGAAGTACATGAACGTTACTATTGACAAAATCTCACAAACTGTGAAAATCATCAACAATGTATGTTTGTACTCATGAATGTCTACGAGATGCAACAAGTTCACGATTACGCTGAGTATGACAGTCCAAAGAATACCTTTTCCAAGGATCGCCATCATCATCATGAATTCTGATACGTTGAGCTTACGTTTGAGTTCGTTGCCCAACTTGATACCGTTCTGAAGTTGTTTTTGGCAAATGTCAAAAACTCTCAAAAAGTTTGTGTTTGACAACTTCTTTTTCGTTGTAAGCTTTTTCTTTTTTGTTTCCATATTTATCCTCCACAAATATAATATATAATTATAAAAAGGGTAGCTAGTACCCTTTTTATATTATTGGAATACACTCATTATTGATGATAAAGAAGCATCGTAACCTTGGAATATTGGAGATTCGGATACTATAGTTAATACACGCTGAAATGGTAGATTGTTAACGTATTGTTGCATATCATCTTTTTTCAAAGAGTTTTCGAAAATAAGATAATCACCTTTAGTCAATAGTTCTAATACATCAGTTTTAATTTCATCTCGTTCTCGCAATACTCGTTTAAACATTTTATGTTTAGTTTTCTGATCTACTTTTATAATAGAAAGAATGTTCGATATGAGTATATGGTTAATCATACGTTTATATAATAAAATTGTTTTTTCTGTAGATTGAATAACCATTCTGTCATTCTTTAATAAACAAATCATCTTTAATGTGAATAAACTGCAAGGCATATTTAAAATATTATTTTGGTTTTTTAGATCGATATTGGTTTTTATATATTTCTTATAATTGCATTTGGCAAATAAAAAAGATAATGCGTAGTTTAATAATACAAAGAAAATAAACAACTTAAATGTATTTATTTTAGATATATGAAAGTTAAATATTAAAAGCAAAAACAATTTGATTACAAATGCTAAAACTGTAGATTCTATTAATTTTGTCATAGTATAGAAACTAAGTTTTATAGCATATTTTGCTTTGAATAAGTATAGGTTATCTTCTTCAAAATTTAATTGATTTTGAAGAATATTGAAAAATTCAGTCACATTTACTCCTCTATATAATGTTATCATTAGAATTTTTGGACAAATGTATATAAAAATGGGAGATTTTATTATGAATAATCCACCGAAACCTACAGTAAATAATAATTTTCAATCACAAATTAAAAATGCTAAAAGCGGTTGGACAGTAACCGTAGTAAATAAACCCAAAAATTAATTTTTAAGGAGGATGAAGATATGCCTTCATCTACAAACACAGCAGATACGAGATGGTTTGGAGCCGATCGTACGGGAATCGCTAAGAGTCTCTACAAATCTTACGATTACATCACTTCTCAAGTTTCAAGAGTCATTGAAGTTGCATTGAGTCTTACTTATGATTTGTATCATTCATACGTTAATAAGAAAGACACAGACGAAAACATTAAACAACAGCTTGCTATGATTAAGAAACGCAGCGAAGTTGATAGTTTCGATCTAATCTATACTAGCAAGAAATTTGCTACAACTCCAGATAGCAAGAAAGTGTTGGAAAATGAGTTTAAGAAACAACTTGATTCTTGTGACGATGTGTCCATTGGAGTAACTTCGATTACCAAAAATGACACAATCGATACATTCGGTAGTTATGTTACCGGTCTCGCTTGCTTCACATCGACACAGGATATCGGTTTGAGTATCGATCCTAATACTTATTTGACTACAGTCGGATTGCTTCGAAATGAACTTTCAAAATCTGAAAGCGGTTTTGAACCTTTCAATACTGAATTCCATATTAGTGTTGATGTCGCTACAGTTGAAAAAGAGTTCCCATTCATTAAGAACTATGCTTGGGCCGAATCTAACATTGAATCATTTGGTGTTCAAGTAGTACCTATTCTTACAAAGGTCCGCAAAGCTCTTGGTGGTTTGGAAGGAGATTTCTCTACTATCCCTGAGTTTAGGTATAAGATCAACATTGATATTAACCGATTGATCTACACATTTTCAAAAATGTATGATCCTAGCGATTTGACAACTCCTTTTGCGGATGGTGAAAATGATAAAGATACTTATATTTCTAATGGTCTTTCTATTTTCAAGAATCTTCCTGAATTAATTACTCGCAAAGCTATTCTTGAAACATATAATAACGGTGAAATGATTTATGGAAATTGGAACGGATTTATCAACCGACTTAACTGTTCTATAAACAAATTCTATAAGTCAGAAGGCGTTACAAACATCATTCACAAACTTTCACACTTCAATTCTGACGCTTTGAAGTCTGTGACATTTGACTTCAATGAATTCGTTGGAGATTGGTGCGCTCATCTTGTAAGCGATTATGTGAACTTTGAGCCATTTGATGAGTTCGTTGGAGCATTGTATGACGCTACCAGTAGGTATAGTACTGATGAAGATCGCTTCATGAAAGGAATTATTGGAACTTATATTTCCAAGCTTTTCAGCGTTTATTTCACTTCTAGCGTATTGACAAACATGACCTTGAATCAAGAAAACAACATTAAGAAACTTCATTGTGGTCGTTACTGCCGTGAGTTCTATGAATCTTACAAGGGTCACGAATTGCTTGAAAGCACAGCAAAGATTGCTGATTACAACATTAAAGATTTCATTCAGTCTATTATCAAAGAACAGGCTACTAGTAATATGTTTAAACCTTATGAAACCAAGTTGACTAGTGGGGAAAATGCATACTTCGTGTATTGTAAAATGACTCGTGCTGAATGGATGGATGAATTGACTGCTAACTTTGGACTTATCTCCATTGTTAAAACTGCTTCAACATTGATCAAAACAGACCCAAAATCATTGGATGGAATCCATAAGAGCTTGAATAATATCTTCTCTGCATTACGCATGTCTTTCAAGTCAGGACTTTCTCGTTTGCTCGAACAGCGTTTCATGTATAATATCGATGATTTGTTCAAGAATATTATAGGTTGTACAGCGTATGATGGTGCTAGGTGGTGGTATAAATGTCCAACATTCGACTTAGTTTATTTCCAAGGAAACAATCCTACATCATTGTATGAAACAAATGTTGAACGATTCTTACAATCAATTTTTGACAATTTGACATCGTCAGGATTCATTCCGGTAACTATGGATGCTGATGTAGTTCCGTGGTACAGACAACAACCCTAATTAAAGTAGTTTATTTAACTTTTGTATAAGTTACATATTATATGAAAGCTTAGACCTCATTGTGAGTATTGTGTAGTTTACCAATGCTCACAATGTAACCTATAAACTTTTTAAATAGGAGGTTAAGTATGTTTTTGCATATGCTGTTTGATTTTCTTTTTAATAAGTTAATGACTAAGAAAACGACAAATGAACGGCCTGTACAACAGCCACGCCAAGTGGCTTGGTCCTACGACAATTCGTCGATACAGCGTTTTTCTATTCAGAAACTTATCGAAGAAAATGAAATTTAAAAAAACATACTTTACAGTTACCAATATGAATTTTGGATCATTTGACGCATCGGCTCATCGAAACAGGATTATTGAAGAAACCCAGAACCGTGGGTATAAAATCAATTATGGCTATGTACCTAACACTAACAAAAAACCGACGAGTACTAAAGGTGTTTTTGTCGCAGTGTTCGCAATATGTGGTTTAACTTATTTGGCATGGAAAAAAGTCATTAGTCCAACTGTCGAGTTCTTGAAGACAGTGCTGGAACCAGATGACATAAAAATAGATAACGACAGAGTTGTTCGAACTAAAGAAGACAAAAGGATTCTTAGTGGACAGATCACACGAACATACTCTTTGAAGAATGAGGTGAATCACGTTAAAATGGCTAATCCTGAAGCAATAACTGATGTATAACGATTCGAAAGCTCACATGTAATTGTAGAAAATACTAAAACAAAGAATCATATCAAAAAATCAATATATAGCACGGATGTCTCAATGACATCCGTGCGTTATTTTTTTTTATGACCAAGCAAATGAAACTTTGAAAGGATTGACGGGATCGTTTGAAGTATCTCGTTTTTCGTCAGTTTGTTTAGTGATTTTTTCAGGATCGTCTTTATCGAGGTTTCCAGTATATTCAGGAGCAGCTTCCATGAATTCTTGAGCAATATCATCAACATCGATATCCCCAATCTGTACACCTTTACGATCATCATAATCTTGAATATAATCACCAGTTCTATTTGGTTGATGATACGTATCATTTGCAAGGAGATCGTCGATCGTGTTTTTAATACGATTGACTACGAAATCATTTGTTTTTTCTTTATTCTTAAATGCTTTACACATCGTTTCACTTTCAGTATTGCCCATTACGTAATCCATTGCTGATCTATCTGATGAATATTGTGCCATTTCATTTAACTCCTCTTCATTAAGATTATTATCCAATCTAGAATTGAAATAAATCAAATCCATATAACGTTTCTTAGTTTTACAGAACATGATGAACCAACGACAGTATAGATAAGAAATCAATGTATCATCATGTCCACCATTCGGATTATGATCAATACGGCCACTCTTTGTTGTCTGCAAACCAGCTATTTCGTCAATGATTGTTTTATCATGAATCTTGTTTCCGTGTTCATATACTGATACACGCAACACATCACCATACATAATTTCACGCAAATGGTGAACCATGGATACACCAAGAAGATCGTCTTTTGGATCGTGATAAATGCGAGAAGCACCCATGTTTTCAGCAATGATTTCACATACTGGCAAACCTGTATAGTTGCGTTCTGGTACAAGTACAGAATTCGGGAACATGTAAAGAAGAATATATGCAACAGCTCTAGCAAAACGTGTAATAGCGTATTGATTACAACGCATTGTAAATACAACTTCAGAGTTGGTAACGTCTACTCCTACAAGAGTTGAGAAGTCTTTACGAATGTTACCAGAGCAGTCCATAGCGAATACAATGTGATGTGATTGACGTTTAAGTTCTTCAGGATCCCTATAAAATTTACAAACATAAATTTTATCAACCATGGTAATCTTTACAGGATCCATAATTGTATCCATCAATGCTTGAACTCTTTCTTGACCCAATGGGTGATCTTCATTAGAATCTGACCATTGATTAAGAACACCACGATTAAACTCATCGAGTCCAGGCATCAAACGACGCATTTCTTCGAGATAATTTACGGGTTTACTTAATTCATACCATTGAAATTCTATTCTTAAGAATTGTTGGCCATTATTGTTGTTAGCAATGTATTCCAATACTTCAGATTTATTTACACTGATTGGAATTCCATCGCTATCAAAATTACATTTATCATAAAGTAATTCTGTGAAAGGAGCACAGTTTTGTAAGAATTCATATGCCCAAGCACCAGTTTTACTCTTTTTATTTCCAGCTGTCGTAGTAATAATAATATGGTGATGTGACCCGTTTCTTTCAGCAGCTTTGGCAACTGTAGAATAAGCAGGAATAGCTGCGCCATATTGAACCCAAATATACGGAATAAAGGCAAACTCGTCATACCACTGACCCATAGTTGAAGCACCACGACCAACGTTGTTCGCTGATTCTTCGTTCATACCAGGAGCACGGGTGGTTACAGTATTTGTAAATTCCGGAGTTCTATAAATGATTGAGTGAATATTATCGGTATCTGAGTTTGTTTTTAAGTTAAGATACTTTGGTAATGATTCTCGTACGTCTTTTACACGAGACAAGTTCTGAGTAACTAGGGTATCATTCTGTGCAAAAAATGCAGCAGTAAAGTTTTTAGATCCCCAATATATCAACCAAGTATAAAAACAAGCTACAGTATACGATTTATAACACTGACGAGGAATAACTACATACGAGTGTAAGTCATTAATTAATGACCACAAAATAGCCAATGTAGCACGAGTTAATTCGAAATTAAGTTTGACATCAGTCATAGGAATTCGAATTATTTCTCTAAAAAAATACCAAGGGTTCTTGGTAATCTCTATATGTACTCGTAGTTTTTGCTCATCAGTTAAATTATCTTCATCTAGCGGATCTATATCCGCAAGCGTTTCATCATACAATTGCAGAAAGAATACGTTATTTTTAATGCCCATTTCTTTCAAAATATAGTGCATTTTCAAAAACGACGTATTCGTAGTATTATAATGTATCATATATTTTATAGTCAAAATATAAAAAAAGATGAGTGAAAACACTCATCTTTCTATATTTTATGAATGTTTTTATCTTAATTTTGAAGTGGGTTTTTCACGTTCTGAAACCAATATGTAATCCAGTACTATCTCACAGTGGTGTTCGTCTATTTGATTTAAATGAATATACGCAGAAAATGTAAATTCATACACACTGCTTATCTCTGGAATGTATTGTTTTGTTTTTGGAAGAGTAACTACAACATTTTTATCTTGAAGATATTTGTAATACCTAGAACGTTTGTTGAAATAAAAATCAGAACCTAAACTTTTTGTATTAAATATGATTTGCCTTGAGTAATGTTGATTTGGATTGTGTCCTTTGTAGCGTTTTGATTTTGCAAGTGTTGCGCTTGTAGGTTTCTTAATAAATAAATTGATGTTGTTTAATTGTTGTCTAAAAAACACTACTGATAAACGTTCAATAAAAATATCGTCAACTGAAGTTTTTCGTTGACCGTCATAAACGCTGTCATTTAGTGCTTCATAAACAATCTCATTGAAATTTAACATTTGAAAACTAACTCCTTTTTTATAATAACTCCCTAGTTCCATCATCATTATGAAAAGCCAAATACGCTCTACAAGCATTATCATCTGTAATGAAACAATGGGAGTTGGTATATTCAAATGTCAAAACGTGGAATAATTCGTTGAACCACATGTAGCCCGATTCAGAAATGTAAATTTCGTTAATGTATGTGTTTTCAGAACGTTTATCTGTAAAGAATTTTATAGCTATAGCAAATCCGTTTGGATAATAAGTTTTTAATTCTTTTTCGATTGTTTCTATTGATTGGGGATAGAATCTCAGACTTTTCAAAGTCTGTATAACTTCCATGTATGTATTATCGTCAGTATCTATTTCTTTTTTAGATATGTATGTGAAGTTTACTCCAAATCCAGATGTATTGAAACTTCGTTTGCGTGATTTGATTTTTCCCATAATATTTTTACTCCCAGTTTATATTATATAGCAATGTGTTTTATATAGTAAATTTATATAAATTCACATTATTATATAGTATAAAAGAGGTAAATGTCTATGCCATTACGTGTTAATGACTTTATGAATCCTTTTAAAGGAAACTCTGCATTCTCTATCAAGCCCAAGATAGATGCATTGAAAAAAGAATATTTTGAAACGTATGCTAAGAAAATTTATTGTTCATGCGTTTATAATGAGAGATATGATCGTTATACATTCTTTTTTAAAGTTCCATCATCAGGAAATGATAAATATCCTGTGGAATTAATGTATGACATTATTATCGAATTCAATCCTCCAAAGAACGATAAGAAGGTTGTTCAACCTAAAGCAGATTTGAATGAATATGATATTTATATTTACTCAAATTCTCCAAGTTTTATATTTACGTTTGATTACGTAATCAAAACACAATATGGATTCCCGCATTGTATTGGTTGGATGCATCTTAGTAAGGTAGCTATAACCAAACCTCCAAGAATTAGAAATACTTTACAAATAATGACTGTTGAAAAAACAACTTGGATGTGTTTCTTTCACTTGGCTCATAATGGTTATTTAACAAAGGAATTGATAAATACTTTGATTTCTTCTGGTAAAAATGAAGCCTTCTATATGAAACATGTAGCTAGTCAACCGGAGAAATTAAAAGAATTAAAGGACTTAATAGAATTAATGAAAAAGAATCGAGAAGACAAACGTCTTAAGAAAGACGAAAAAGAAGTTAAAAAAGAATTAACTAAAAATTCATTATTCCACAATCCATTTAAAACAAATTTTAAGTTCGATTTTACATTTATGCAAAATAAGAAACTTAAAAAGATAGAAAAGAAAAACGAATTCAAAACAAATATGTTTGTGAATTTCAAAAAATAAGGAGCACTTCATATGATTGAAATGAATGATACAGAAGTTAGCCAAGGTGATCAGCAAGTCATGGATGAAAACGAACAGATATTTAACACATATATTCAGACATTGCATGACCAATGTGGCAGCATTTGTCAAGATATACATCCTGATGATATTATGGAAAAATTCTATAAAGAATTTTTAAATCAAGAAGACATGAGTGGTGTTGAAGATCGCAGCATCATTATTGATGGTAAACTTACACCGTATGATCGAGATTCATTACAAATATTTAGAGACAAGATGGTAAAGATTTATGAGCAAGTACTTGGTATTATATGTACTAGCGATGTTGATATTTATCATATCTACTGTTTGTATCAAGTATTTGTAACTCAGTTTGCTGATTATTTCCTCACATATCTTTGTGGTTTACAGAAACTCGACGCTGATTTTGAAGAAGAAATTCCTAACTGGGAAGAACTTTCCTTCGAAAATTATAGGAAAAAAATAGGGGACGAATCCCCTATTTCAATAAACACCATAAACAATTACATTGATTACATAGTTGAATGTGGTATTTATCCTAATGTTTATTTTGATGTTTGTTTATATGAATCTTCAGGCAATGTTGCCTTGAGTGAATTGATATTGGAAAGTTCCAGTAATTATATTCAGTTTGATGACGAGTTCATTAGGCTGAAATTCTCTAAATTGCTTCTTTCTGATGAAATAAAGAATTACATCGCTGACAAACTTTTTACCTTGGTGAACTGATCGTCTGGGAATAGAGTTTTTGAGTTTTGCGATAAATGAGTATTGTTGCTTTAATTCGGTAATGTGCTCTATTCTAGAAACTTTAATGAACTCTTGTAATTCCTGAGAAAAGCGTTTAACATTTTTTCTTACGTTTCTATTGTAAGATGTTGTTGCACGTACAAGGCTCGCAAATCGCGGGTCTTGTATATTATTTCTGGCGATTCTAGCGGCCTTAGGACCACCGTTGTATGCATACAAAGCATACTTATCACCATATGTTTTAATCAAGTCCCAATAGTAATTAATTGAAACTACCATGTAATAGCAATACAAAGTTGTAATGTGTGATTTGTCTTTCGGTTTATACTGCTTCATAAATGCAGCATTGTCAATGTTATATGAGTTTAACTGACTTGGTCCTAAATCTACAGAACCATTTGGATTTTTATTTACATAACGTTTAAAGTTTCCGCTTTCATGAACCATTATTGAATAGAACTTCATTCTGAATGTGCTATCAATCTTGTCGTATTCTTCTGTGTAATACAAGAATGCATCAGCATAATTTGCAGGAATTCTTGTTTTGTAAAAATCTTTTTCGAATTCTTTGTCTGTTTTAATTGATTCACTTAAATCTTGATAATAATCGTATTTTACTTGAGCCGGGAACACCGATAACATACTAAACAACACTACCGTTCCCAAAAACCACTTTTTCATTTTGATTTCCCCCAAAAATTTGAATATATTAGAATGTATAGGTATATTTTAATTTTACACCCATAGATATAATATATAATTAAAAGAAAAAAAGAAGCATATTAAAATGCTCCTTTTTTTGATTTACTCACGGATTCCACACATTCTGCGAACCCACTTTGGAATTCGTTGTTCGAATTCCATTATAGATTCTTCATCCTCATTAAAGGATTTATTGACTATGTCGAATACTGTTGCGATCGCATAGAACGCAACCATGAATAAAATTGCAAAGATAATTAAAACTGGTACTAACATTTTTACCCTCCATCACTAATATAATATGTAATTATACCCAATATTCTTACTAACATTATGTAAACTTTCTATAGAAAGAATCAGAAAAGCATCCTTTTAACATTATAATATAATTTATTCTTGGTAATTCGCACAGATAAGGTTATTATCTTGTGATTATTGAATATTCAATTTTTTTAAATCCTAGCTAGGAGGAAAACATTATGGCTATAGAAGATAGCGGTTTTGGTGTGAGTAGTATATCTCTCCGAGATAATTCTATTCGAACTGTAACAGCTGCTACTACGCTTAGTATCCTTCCTTCTTTACATGCAGTATTCTCATCTGATGGTAAGGATAATGTCATTAGTGAAGAAACAAGTTTCAACGATGTGTTGACAAAATACGGTGAAGACTTTTTGGATTCAAACAAGTATGGTCAGCAAAACCTCAATGTTGAGAAAGTATTCGAAGGTGGCGGAACGGCTTATATTTGTCGTTTGCTTCCGGATAATGCTGTCGCAGCACACCAGGCTTTCGTCGTAAATGTTGAACGAGCTACCGATATCCCGGTATATGCTCGTGACACATATGGCGATTTCGTTAGAGATGCTGAAGGTAACAAAGTACAGCTAAAAGCAAAACAAACAAAGATTGTAAATCAGGTCAATCCTGACACTGGCGAAGAAACGCCTGTTGAAGTTGTTGACGAGAACGTTCCTGTTACAACTTCAGGTATCAAGTTTAAGATTGAATTAAGGGATCTCGATGATATTAGACATGGTGATCCTGATTTCATTTCAAGAAACGGCGAAATAATTCCGCCTAAGACAATTTCACAGTATTTTGAAAAACATGTTTCAAATACGTCATTCCCGTTGTTCTTCATGTACTACTATGCAAATGGTCGCTGTGGAAACAACTACGGTATCCGTATTATAAATGACCTTCGTCGTGACGGAAAGGTTTCTGACGGACGTCGTTATCAGTTGTTCATTGGTAAGAAGACTTCAAGTGGAGCTACTCCACTTAGCTTTGCTAACGGACTTTCATTCTCTTTCAATCCTTATGCTTTAGTTTCAAAGAATTCGGACGCGATCGAAGGTCTTCAGAAGATCTATCAGAACTATACTGGTTCTAAACAGAAACAGGTTCAGATTGACTTCTTCCAGAATAACTATGCCTTGATGGCTCAAAAGATTACAGAAATTTTGCAAGAAGAGCGCATTGTAACTGAAGGTGTTGATCCTGAGTATCAGTGGCATCTTCCTCAGTCTATTGATGACATCGACTTTATTAATGGTATTGATCGCGACGGATACATGTTTGACAACGTTGTTATCGACGATACTTCTGTTAACATGGGTCAGTATCATTTCATGGAGCAAGGTAGCGATGGCGATTTCGAAACTCTCACTGGAGAACAATTGGAAACACGCCGCAACGAACTCCTTGTTGATTTCTTTAACGCTGAAATCGACACAGCTAAGATCATGGACGTTTTGAAGTGTGACGCTGGTATCATGTACGATGCTAACTACGACACAGCTACAGTTAAGAAGGCTATGGCCAACTTGATTAACTTCCGTCGTGATATGTGTTGTGTATTCGACTGTGGTTTCACAGATAACCTTGAACAGGCTATTGGAGTAGCTAAGACTATTCAGACTTTTGCTGCTTCTATGGATGGTGGTGAGAACTTCGCTATCGTTCCGCACTGTGGTATTACTGCTGACCGCAACGTTAATGTTCCTGTTACAGGTACATACGAATTTGCTTATGGACTTCATCGTCTTTATCGTCTTTCTCCGTTTAGCATTTATGCTGGACAGCAGAATGGAGATGCTGGATGTGTTCGTAAGACAATTTTCGATTGGGTTATTGAAGAGTGTAAGCCTAAGGGATACCAGGAAAAACTTGCTCGTCAGAACAAACTCTACTGGGCTGTTGATCTTGGCAAAGCTATTTCAACTCCTGTTGTTGGAAATGTTACTGAACGCAATGTTTACTTCTACTCTAATGCTTCATTGTATACAGAGCAGATCTCTAAACTTGCTGAGTTCCGCAATGGTATCTTGACTAACGATATTCGTCGTGTACTCAAGTTAATCTTGGTTAAGTATACATTCGACAATGATGGTGCTGATTCAGCTATTGAAAAGGCTACATCTGAAATCGTTAAGAAGTTTGCTACACGCTATCCCGCAAATATTCAGATTTCTGTAAATCTTTACCAGACTGAACGTGATAAGCTTATCAACACTGCAACTTGCGAAGTTACAGTTGTATTCCCGGATATATTCGAGACATGGACCGCCGTAATCGACGCGAACCGTGCAGACTAATTGGAGGAAATAGATGGCTGATACAGTTATTGATGGTATTTACAGAAAAGACCCTGATGTCGGTTACGGTGTCGGTGGTATTAATGGTATGCACCATAACGACCTTGGTTGGGACAACACAACCGTCGGTATGGCGTCAAATGTATTCGACAATCTTTTGTCACAGAATGGTGTTCGTACAAATGACCCGAACTACTTGGGTGCTCTCGAACCTATTCGTGCTGGTAAATTTATTGTTAAATGGCTCAAGGTTCCTACATTCTTCAACGTTACAGCTGTTAAGTATCTTAAGTTCTTCTTGGAGAACGCTGTAAAGTCTGTTTCTGGTCTTTCAGAAAACCAAGTTGCTTCAGCTGGTTCCGTAACGTTTGGTGCAAACCAACAGGAAATGGAATTCCCTGGTGCCTATAAACAGAATAATAAGAACGTTTCTTTGGCAACAATTACCTGTTCCGGCGATGGTTTTGGTAAATTGATGCGTTATTGGTTGTACGGTATTACCGACCCTGTAACAGGCGTTCACCACATGTATGGCAAGAACCTTCGTTTCTGCCGTGCTAATTATTCTGGTTCACTTTTGTACGTATTCTTAGGACCTACATGTCGCCCTGGAGACATCGAATACGCTTGTCTCTGGAACGAAGTATGGCCCACATCTGGCGATGGTACTGAAAAGTGGAACTCTACAGATATCGGTTCTGATACATTGATTTCCGATGTAACTGCCGAATTCTCTGGAATCTTCCAAGACGGTCCGGAAGTAAATATTCTTGCCAAGTACATTGTAGCTGGTACAGGTCTTGCTGGTCAGAGCTATTTTGATCAGATGCTTCCTGCTTATATGTATGACAAGTACATCAACAACATTGCTGGTCAGAAGGCTGCTAATGACACAATCAGCGGTCTTAACTTGTCTCAAGAGTACAAGATGTCTGGTGATAACGTTGGTGAAGTTTATACAGACGAAATCAAGAAGGTTCGCACCGACATGATTTCTAAGTATGGACTTGATACTGAACAGATTCCGTCTAAGAACACAACATTCGCTACCAACATTAACGAAGTTGATACGTTCGGTACTACAACATACCAGGATCCGATTAAACGCAAGTAATTGTGATTTAACGTATAGAACAGAGGTGTTTTGCCTCTGTTCTATATATTTGCCTATTATATTGAACAAAAAACATTACTATATACTTAATTAGGAGCATTTTTATGGCAAATGATGCGTCATTTGACTTTGGGTCAGATGAGCTTTTTCCATTAGAAAAAAGCAATAGTAACGATACAAAAGCTCCTAAAGGAGCCAAAGGATACTTTAAAAATGTAGTTAAATCCGTTGGCAATTTGGGAGTCAAATTAGGAAAATCTCTATATCCTGAAGCATTTCAATTAAGTTCTGATATTAAAGAAAGTCTTGGTGAAAGTGGAACTAAAATAAATTATACTCAAATCAAAGACAAAATTAAGAATACAGTAGACTCAGTAAAGTCTACAGCTAAAGAACTTGCTGAAGATGTAGGAAAAGATATAAAAGGCGCCATAAGAACTGGTTATTTTGTTAAGTCTCAAGCCGATATGGATGAAGAAATGAATAAGCAATTTGCTGATTCTTTCGGATTAGGCGACGATGGAGACTTGGATAGTCTTGACTTTGGTAGCGATTTTGGTGATTTTGACGATGGCGATTCTGAAGAAGGAAAGCCAAGACGTCCGAGATTGTCTGCTGCTGAAGCTACTATTAAATCAAATAGAGCTACAGCTCGTTTGTTAATGCGAGCTAATAGAGATAGCCAGTCGACAATAATTGGTGCTACACAAACACAGATTCGTCATGAAACAAGATTGTTTGCTCAACAAATGGAAATGCAGCAACTCTTTCATCAACAAAAGATGAAAGTAATGAAAAATATTGCTACTAACCTTGCTAAAACAGTTGAACAAAATAATCTTTCATTGCGTGCACAGATGGAATTCTCCGCTAAGTCATTAGCATTCTCGCAAGACTTAGCAGCAATGCTTAAAGAAATTCGTGACGCTCAGTGGACACTTGCTAAACCTAAGAATCCAAAAGAAACACAAAAAACCATGTATCAAAAAATATTTGGTAATGGTAGTGTTAATCTTGGTGCTTGGGGAAAAGCATTTAAAGAAAATTTTAAGGCAAATGCTTTTGGTGGTACATTTAGCATGATTGATAGTGCAAAGAGTGCACTTGAAATGATGACTAGTATGGGCATGAGTCCTGCTCAAGCTATTAAGCAAATGGGCGGTGACATGATATTCGATGCTATTGCTAAAGGTGGTTTGTCTTATAAGAACCAACGCGGTTTGGATATGGTTAACCAGAAGATCGCTGGTTTGCCAAGTGCTTTCAACCGCATGTTGGGTTCTATAGTTTCTGGTGATAATAAACTCGTAAATAAACTTTCTGATTATGCTCAAAACAAAGGTGGGATATTGGGTAAAATTGCTGGAATCACTAAAGAAAGAATTCAGGATTTTGCTCAAGCTGGATACATGAAAGATACTGTGTCCTATAAATCTGGTAGATTTGATATGGGTCCACCAGAAGAAATCCACCCATTCGACAACAAAGCTCACTGGGCATTAACTGAAGTAATCCCTGGATTCCTTAGTAAAATCTCTGCTGGTGTAAACCATACTGAACAAGAAGTTTACGATTATTCTTTGCACCGTTTCATTAAGTCTAGAGATTTGAATCAACGATATGAATTAGCTGCTCAAGAAGTTTATGATTCTACTAGAGGTATTCGAGATATTGAAGATAGCCTCAGTGGAAGTGTTTCTGACACTGCTTTCCAAAAATCATTAAAAGATAAAGTAAAAATCTTGAATATGAATGTCAAGAAGTCCAAATATGTCAATCCTGATGGTACTGTAAATGAAATGGAATTCTCTAAAGAATTCCCGAAAATGCTCAAAAGTTTCATGCATCTTGGAATTACATTGGATCAAGATGCATTGAAAAAATGTAAAATGTCTTATGTGAATGGGCACTATATTTACGGTGAATATTCTGAACAGATCTTGGCCGACACTGCTTTCTCTGATGAATATGAAAAATACGTTGCTACTACGGCGTTTGTTAGAGCAGTAAATCAAATGCGTCCAAATGCTAATAGTTCTGATGAAGAACGTGAACTTTGGACAAACCTTACAACTTCAATGGAATCATACAATACCCGTTTGTCTGAAGCAAATATGGCTGTTGAAGAACAGAATGCTCGAATGGGTAGTGTTACTGCTAATGAACAAACTATTTACAAACGAGAAACAAAGAAACAAATAAAAGAACTTCAATACAAAATGCGAGCAGCACAAGCTAAACTTGCGAATGCTAAATCTATGAAAAACGATAAGTATATTGGAAAATATGCTAAAGAAGTTCAAGAATATCAATCTCGTATTATAAAACTAAAGCAATCGAGTTCGTTTGGTACAGAAGACATTAATGCCGGTCTTGACGATATGACTTCTAATGGACGTTTTGGTAATTATACTATCACGTCGTTGGAAGATGATTCTACAAATGGTTTAGTAAGAAATATTTACAATTTGCTTCTTACTGGTCTTGATGTTTATCCTCATGGAAATGATTTTGAACACTATAAAGAACATGAAACTCTAACATCTAAAGCTAGAAGTACATTAGGCGCTCGTCAAAAAGAAAAAGCCGATGCTATCAAGACCGCTGCTGATGAACGCCAATATATTGAATTAGATGGTCCATATCCAAAACGACAAGAAGAACAAATTGACTGGCTTAAATCAAATGATATTGCTCGTGTTGAAGATGTCACAGATCCAAAAACAAATAAAACTACTACAGTCGTTAAGGAATGGTTATACACTGGAAAACTATACTATAAAGGTGTAGGTGGAAAGTGGAATTCTATTAAGTGCGATCCGAAAGCACAGTTCCAAGTTGGCACAACTTATTACTTTAGCACTAGTGAAAAACGAGCTTTCGAACAAAAATCGACTCGTGAATACCAACGTCAAAGTAAATCTTGGATGCATGAAAATATTCTTAGTAAGATTCCAATTGTTGGAAAAGCATTTGAAGTTTATGATAAACTTGTCGGTAAAGTTAATGATGTAGCTGGCGATACTCTTGGTGATATTTTCTATGCTGAAAATAATGGTATTACGAAAAAAGCTGCTAAAAACGCTGAAGAGTTCTATGATAAAAATATTAAAGGTAAAACATTAACACAAATCGCTAAAGATGGCATCAATGCTGTTAAGAAAGTCGATCCTAAAGCTTTAGTTGCCGCAGGATTAGTTTCTGGCAAAGCATTAGTCGATGCCGGTATTACCAAAGGTCAAACTAGCATTAAAGAATTGTATGAAAAAGGCTTAATTGCTGAAGAGAAACTTGTTGGAGAAGGCGCTGAGAAACTCAAAGAGATGGTCGGCGAAGAAAACTACAACAAGATTGTCGAAGACTTAGGTTTGGCTAGCGATTTTGTTTCAGATCATATAAAACAAGCAAAAGAAAAAGCTTCTCGAGCCGCTCGTGTTGGTAAAGTCAAAGCTGGTCGCGGAATGCGAAAAGTTAAAGGCTTAGCTGAACATTTGATCGGTAAAGAAAAGATGGATGCTATAGAAGGAGCTATTGGTGAAGGTAAAGCTGCTCTGTCTTCTATAAAAGATGGCGTTGTTGGTGGACTCACTGGTGGATTATCAAAGTTCTTTTCTCCGGATGGTGAAAATGATGTCAATGGTGATACAGCTGAAGAGATGGAAGCCAATAAAGTTGAAAAACAAAAGCTCAAAGAAGAACAGAAAAAGAACGGATTCCTTTCTAAGATCTATGGCGTTATTACAAATTTTGCTAAACATGGTATTGGACTTGATAAGAAAACCATGGATGGAATTGATGAATCAAATGAAAAATCTGCTGAGAAATCAGGTTCATTGTTACAACAAGGAATGGATTTCTTAGGCGGAAATGGATTCAAAAATTCTAAACTTGGTAAATCTGCTGTAGGTAAACTATTGCGTAAAGGTAGAGTTATGCTTGGACGCAGTGGTATTGTCAAAGGTGGAGCAATAAATACTGGTAAGATTGCTAGCTCTATCGCTGGTAAAGTTGGCGGATTAGTTGGTGGAGCAGGCGGAGTCGCAGGAGCGGCAGGCGGTGGTGCAGCTGCTGCTGGTGGAGTTATTAAAAAGGCTCTTGAAACCATCGGTAAAATTCCTCAACTTGCTAAAGGAGCTGGTAAATCTGTATTCGGCACAGTTAAGTCTAAATTATTAGGATTCGTAAAACAATTTGCTCCTAAATTATCAGTTAAAATAGGCGCTGTATCTGCAGCTAGTGCCACATTGATTCTTGAACTTTCAGCTATAGCTTTAGGATTTACTAAAGGTATGGCTAATGCAAAACAAAACTTCAAAGTTGGACATGGTATGTCTATTACTTGGGGTATGCGTTTCTGTTCAGGTTTAGCTGAAGCATTGAATGCTGGTCTTCTTGGTATTCCTGGATTGATCGCTCAATGGTTGGGCAAACAAAATGTTGCAATGTGGTTATTTGAACTTGTAGGCAGCCGTGCTGATAAACTTCAACTTGAACTCTATAAAAAATATAATGAACAACGTTCTGTAATCTTCGGTATCAAACAACCTGATGCATTGGTAGCTTTCGAAAATAGATTCAATATGGATAATGCTGGTACACAGTTTTTGTCTGGAATGAAAACACTTGGTCAGAATATATTGTCTGGATTGACATTTGGTTTGGCTGATAATGATGATGAAAAGAACTGTAGAATATTGGGATTCAAAACTGTCAACATTTACAAATATTGGAAAGAAAAGAAATTTAAATATCTTAATGATTTACGTATTAAGGTCGCTGAAAACTATGGTGGCATTAAAGCTATTGAAAAAATGACAGCTATAGATCCTAATGCTATTAAGAGTACTGATCAATCTGAAGATCCTAATGCTGTGCAAACGGATGCTGATACCGAGACAGAGAATGCTGCTTTTGAAAATCAAGCTAAATACCGAACTGACTATCTTAACCAAGCCAGAAAATGGGTTCTCGATGAGCACTTAGCATGGTTGACATCAGAATGTACTGTTGAAAAATTCAAGAAGTATTCTGGTGAAAGCGATGGTGGCGAAGAGCTTGCTCAAGGAGCAGGCGGTCGCCTTAAGAGAATGGGAAAGAACTTGTGGCTAAGCACACTTCCTGGTATGTTTACAAAAGCTGGTGTAAATAGAATAGCCAATAATGTTAAAGGTGTTCTTAAAGGTGCCGCTGCTGTAGGTAATTGGTTCAAGAATATATTTAAAAAGTATGATCTTGATCCTAAACAGCAACAAATGATGACGGATGCCGGTGCAGCTATTCAACAGGTACAGACTTCAGTAGATCCAACATTCTTTGGTGAAAATGATGCTGAGAAAGTTAATCCTACAGGTTCATCTGAAGGCGCTATTGATTCTAATAACGTAGTAAACGTTGGTCAGAATGGTGGTGCTGAATCTGCTGGAGAAGGCTATTTCGTCAAAGTTGAAAAAGATGAATCTAATGAAAATAAAGTTGAACGTCTTGTAAATTCTAGAGCTGGTATTGATACTAGTGAAAATAACTCTTCTAAGAAATCTAAGCGAAAAGATAAAGAACACTATGATCTGAACAAAATGCCTAAGACTCAGATTATGAATTCTATCGCTAAAGATTTCGCCGATAAGTTCGGAAACGAATTGAATAAACGCTTGGATATTCTTAACGAAATGCATAAAGAACAAGTACGACACAACTCTGTTGCAGAAGACTTCTTCAAATCAGCATTGGCATTTATGCTGGAAATCGCAAAGAAATCTGGACAGGTTCAAACCTCTTCTAGACTACAAGATATGATAAGCGAAATATCAAAATAATAAAAAAAAAGAAGGGGGTGCTATAAAAGCACCCTCTCTTTTTTACCATTTCCAAATTGGGTTTTCGGAAATGAATTTGATTCGATCCATTGATCGATCGAAATCTCTCATTCCCTTAATGATAAATGGAATTGATACAATCAATCCCACTACAAGAACTCCAATTACAGAATAAAACACAATATTAAACAAAGACATAATGTCCTCCTTTATTTGTTAGTTTAGGAACTCATACGTGTTCCTTCTCACTATTATAATATATTACTATTGGGAGGGGTTATAATAACAAAATATCGAACTACAAATTTATATAATAGGAGATTAATTTATGGCTAAAGCATTAGCAGATAAGGTTCCATATGTTCATCCTACAATCGAACCGATGTATCAAATAGATTTTAATCTTGGTTCTCCAGCAGATCCAGATACTAATATTCATAAATTTGGTTGTCGCTTTATGTGTGAAATGGCAATTTGTCAATTTGTTGCTGGAAAGAGACTTAGTAAACAAGACTTATTAAAAATATATGATGCTGCAACTGGTGGAGCTTGGGGCGACAATGTTATGGCTTCTAACTGTGCAGTAGGTGCTAATGAAGCTAAACTTATGGAAGGCGCTTTGATGATGCTTGGTGATAATAAGCATTTAATTCAACAAGTTATGGTTAAAGGTGTATCTTCCAATGGTGACTGGAATATTGATAAATATACAAAATCTCAATTACCTGGCAAAGGTAATGTTTATTTCGTGATAGTCGATATGAATACAAATAGTGGTTCTGAATATGGTGGACACCATTTTGTTTTATTTAACCCTATTGGTGAATTAATCTATGATCCGGCGAAAGGTACGGTTCATGGATATAGAGGAGTAAATCGCTTGCTCTTCTATAAAGTAATTAACAAGAAATAGTAACAAAATAATATAAAAATCATACACTAGAATTCATGCATCCTCCATGCAAAAAACGAATTCCTCTGTAAGACTTTTCTTCTGACTCCAATTCACCTCATCAAACAAATAGAATTGGTGCATTTTTTCTCCTCCTTACTCATGTTCTAGTGGGCGATTGGAACATGTCATAAGGGCCTCCTTTATTTTTTACCTCTGATAATGAATTTTCAGAAAGTGGTGGAGACATGAGGTCTCCACCACATTTTTTAATCGTTAACAGAATAATATATTTAGGAGATTAGTTAAAAATGGCTAAGGATACAAATACTTATATAAATTCAACCACAGGTGAAAAGAAAGGCTCTCCGTTGAATTCTAGAATGAATAAAGCTTCTATAGATAATTCTGAATTAACAAATATAAAGTTGGTAGATGCTACAACAGGTCAACCAATACAAATAAAGTCTGTAATTGATTCAATTCGATTGTCGAATTCTGAAGGAACTGAAGATCATACTGTTATTTTTGATCACGTTATTCCTGATGCTTTGTTGAATCAGTTTATTATAGAACACAAGGAAATGTTTAATACTCGTTCTTGTATAGACGCATTAGGGCTTTATTGTACCGAATATATGTATAATCAAGTAACAAAACTTGGTGATCAAGAACAAGATTTAACTAAAATAGATGAAGCAGATCAAGATGTACGAAAACATCTCGAATTTACGAACTATGTAAAAGGCGGCGCAATGGGCCGTAACCCTATTACTGGTTCATATGATGAATCTCTTATGCGTGATTCTTCAGAAGGTAAATATACAAGAGTTTCACCAAACTTAGGAATAGGATTAGGTGAAGCCACAGTATTAAATCCTACTTTCCAGTTTAATAAACGAGATGATCCTAGAACAAATCCTCTATATACGAAGATTGGTCGTGTTTATTCCACAAAAATTATGAATAACTGGCCAGTTATTATGTTTCAACCAGGAAGACTTAAGTATAATACTGGATTCTTAAAAATGTTAGGTCTTGGTGGTGGAGCTGGTCTTACAGATGCGTTGATTCGTACTGGTGGTGAAGGTATTAAAGGCTTTTTTGCTAAATTGCTTTCTCCTGCTGTAACAGCAGCGCAAGTCGTTGGTACTATTGGTTCTGGTATATTTGGTAGTGGTAAGATGGTTTCATTTAGACAAGCTATCAAACTATACAATCAATACTTCTCATCACTCTGTGCACAGTTAGGTCAGTTCATGGGTTTATATCATCAAGATCCAAAAGTTGGTTACTCATATTGTGGAGAAGTATCACATCTTGATATTATTCATATATTGCCAACTCTACATATGTTCGGACCTCAGAAATATCAATATTCACAATTTATACCATTCCGTATTCACAAGAATATGATCGGATCAGAAACATTCTCTAACTCTACTACAGAAAATCCATTAGCTTCAGAATTAAACTCTGCAGCCGAAGCAAATTCTGAAGAATCTGCAGCTGGAGATCCTGTTAAGAAAGCAAAGAAATTTGTTTTAGGAATAGCTGGACAATTCTCAGATAAAGCCGCAATTATGGCTGGCAATGGTAGAGTTTCATTACCTGATGTTTATTCAGGTTCAAGTTTCAATAGATCAATCACTTGTAGTTTTGAATTCCATGCTCCATATGGAACGGCTTTCTGCAAATTCGAGAATACATTGATACCTTTGATAAGTATTTTGTGTATGGGATTACCTAGACAAACTGGTAAACTTTCATATACAACTCCATTCGCTTTACGTGTATTCGTTAAGAATCACATAATGATCAACTATGGTCTTATTGAATCTATTAGTGTTACTAGAGGCGGTGATTCTAACGACTGGGGTCCTGATGGATTCCCGAAGACGATTAAAGTTGATGTTTCAATAAAAGATATGGAAGTTAATATTGGATTGCCATTAGCTGCACAAGGTCCTATTCGTATGGCTTTGGAAGTTATGTTCCCGTCTACTGGTATGAGTGAATATCTTGCTACAATTGGCGGATGTTCTCTTGACTACATGACACACAATTATAGAAAGAAGCACTTGGATAATGCTAAAGGTGTTCTCACATCTGTGTGGAAATCTAATACTAACATGGACAACTTCTTGTTCAGTGTTACTAATACTAGAGTGGTTTCTAATGTTCTTCAAATGTTCGAAATGAGTAATCTTGACAATTTGAATAAACTTGGAGATATGGCTGGTAATGATATTATCACTGCTCAAGAACAAATGGCTCAACCTACTACCAACATTTCACTTAAATCTCAATATGCATTGATAAATGGTAAAGAAGGTTTGGCAGCAAATAAAGCTGGCGATATGGCTAATGCTAAAGATATCGCCACTATTGCATCAAATTTAGGATAAAAAATAAAAAGGAGCATGAATTTGCTCCTTTTTATATTATTACTTTGCACATCATTATATATTAAGGAAAGAAATTATGCGAATTATAGATGCACGTAGAAATAAAGTTGGTCTTGGTTCTGATGGAGTAAAAGAAACTATTGGTATAGTATTTAAAACTTCTAAAGAACTTGATGATAGACCTTTATTAGGATTAATCGTTCCTAAATTCATGTTAGGTTACCAATTTAAAGATGGCGACAAAGCTGAAGATAAAAGTGTAAGTATTGGTTCAAAGAAATGTATAAATGCTTCAAAATGTTCGGATTTTTGGGATACAAGCATCACGGTTAAGAATTATATCTTAGTACGTCCTTTATTAAATCAAAATCAATCTATGCCTACGTATGAAGTTGGCGATAAAGTTTTTGTTACAATGATTGATAACGATATCAAGACTTTAGCGTTCTTGCCATATGGCATTAACCGTCTTGGTCAACGTGCTACAGATAAATTGCTTTATTCTGTTCCTGCTAATCCTAATCAAAATACTAAACTTGATGAAGATAATACATATTTCTTTAAACTTGACAGTAAAGAAAAAGTTGTAATCATTCGTACTTCTAAAGAAAATGGTGAATCTTTTGATTATACAATCGGTATTGATACAGATAATGCTCAAGTTACAATTACTGACAATGATAAACTTTCTTGGACATTAGATTCTAAAAACGATAAGATTACGACAGAAACGTCTGGATCTACAATAGAACAGAGTGCTGATAAAATCACAATGACTGCAGATACTCTCGACATGAATATTGATAGTAAAATTACTATGAAAACTGACACATTACAAGTCGATACTACAACTATTAAAGAAAAGTCTTCTGAAACAACATATGAATTCGATAGCTTTAAACAAACTTCTGATAAAGGCGAATACAAGATCGAAGACGAACAGCATAAGGGTTCGAAGATGAAGATTAAAGAATCCACTTACCATAATGACACTAGAAAGATCGGTCTTAATGGTGAAGTTATCATGCCATGTTTTGTTATCAACATGTGTCCAAATATAAATATTCCTATACCGCCTTTAAATGGTAAATCAGGTCCTCAAGGCGTAATGATGTTTGAAACTGATGTTGCTGGTACTCCAGTTGCTAAGTTTCCGCCATTGTCTGCTTCACTTACTGCTTTGGCTAGTATTGTCGATGGTCTCGGCGCTAGTGGTTCGGCATCAAAAGCTGTAGAGCCATTTACTTCTGGCGGATCAACTATGAAATTGAGAGCAAGTTAAGGAGATTCATAAATGAATTTTACTGACGTATATAAAAATAGTGCAAGTTTTTCACGCGTTATCGTGAATCAAATGTTAAATGATAGTGATGTTGAACGTTGTGGTGATATTTCCAAATATGTTAATGATGATATATCTACATTCCGAACAACATCACAAAATCTTCAAGTTCGTGTGAATTTCTTACTCGATAAGTATTTTGATAAAATTAAAGCTAGTTGTAGTAAGAAATCTATGAGTATTGAAGATAATTCTAAATATAGATATAGACCTGAAGCATTGTCTTTGGATCAATACAATATACCTGGTCTATGGTATTTAATTTTAAGAGTTAATTCTTGTGAAGATGCTATGGAGTTTCACGATCTACCTTATGTACTTATTCCTGATTTGGCTGTTGTAAACAGTTGTATTATGCAGGAAGAGTATATATTGGGTAAAGAAGCTTTATAAAAAAAATATCGGCGCAGGATGTGTGCCTGCGTCGATAGTTATTATTTGAAGTTACTAAATTCACTAGATGGATCTATATCGTCTAGAGAATATTCAACGTTGCTCCGAAATGTATATTTTGAAGGAAATTTATATGTTTTATTGGTCAGATTCATAAATGTATGTTTATCAATTACGAAATCTAAAATATTTGTAAAAATGTCAAATGCTGTAGTTCGATCTATTCCAAAATCGTGCAGAAACGTAATTAATTCCATTCTATGGTATCGTCGTTCTTTCTGAGAATATCCAAAGTCCATATTTTTAGTTATATCACTTCGTATTTTCTTAGTTGCTATTTGCTTTACAAACGATTCGTTTACATTAAAATCTTTAGCGATATCTTTTAATTGTTTCGAAGGCTCTTTATAATAACAATCGCATTTACTTTTTTCTATAGCTTTACCTATAGCATAAACTAACTCATTTGGTAAATTAATATTCTCGACAGGTTTAGTTTCAAAATTATACATCGATGAAATGTTTTTGTGAGTACGTCGACTTTTTATGTTTTGTATTGTATTTTCTGGAACTTTATATTTAATACTTATTGAAGTTATACTTATTCCAGGGTTCATTTCTAATTCTTTACAAATATTGTGAACTATTTTGTCTGTTATTTGTGTATAGTTTGTTTTTATCATCCGTGTTTTATACGTCGTTATCATTTCATCAATTCCAATTTCGTCACTCGTATTGTCATTTTTCATTTTACATAATGTATAATCTATCTTACAATCATGTTCATATAAATTTTTATATATAGTATATGCACTTCGTGTATCCTCATACGATGTATATTCTGTTGGCATAATACCAAATCTAAATCCAATTAGATAAGATATTCTCTTTTTATATTGCTCATTTTTTGTCGATGCTCCAAATTGATATTTGTCGCTGATATCACAGTGCGACTCATGTCTTAAAATATTTTTAATACACGATGGGTGTACATTATATTTTCTTGATATTTGATCGATTGTGAATTGTCTAATGTTACCATATGCTGAAGGTTTTGTTTTTGTCAAATCTTCACATATTTTAGTAACGACTTCGTCCGATAGATTGTCTTTACGGCCAGCAAAATTTATATTATATAAATTTCTAATATTTCTAAACGTTTTGTTTGTTTTTATAGAACTAATTCGAGGTCTAGTCACATTATATTTTGTTGCTAATTCGTCCAAAGTATTATAATTGTGGGATTCAAGGTCTTTGCAAATGTTATGGACATCGTCCGGTGTCAGCTGCTTATTAGAATTCAGTTTACGATTTCTTAAATTAGTTAATGGCGAAACCCATCGCAAATTCATAACATGTGAACACAATCTATCACGATTTATATGATCGACTACAGCATGATCAGAAATGTTTTTCGGCGGGTTACCAAGAAACGTGTACGCTACTAATGTATGAACTTTATAATTTTTCTGATGACCATTTTTATCAAATAAACTAACTGTCCAATAACCATCTTTGTCAATTCTTCGTTTTAGAAAATCATTAATAAATTTAGAATAAATTATTCCTGAGTCATTTATAAAATATTTATTTTTGATTACGGGTCTTATACCATGTTTTATCGGAACAAATCCATCGCTTTTAAGTTCGCTATCACTTAAACTCACGATAAACCTCCTTTTTTCACTTTAAATACAATATATAAATAAGAACATTTTAAAAACGACATATAAATATAACATATTTTTTATGGAGAATACAAATTATGAATCCAAATATTTATTCTTGTGATAGAAAAGTTATAGATTTGAATGCAAAAGACATGTTTTGTATTGAATCTTTTACGCAATTACAAAATCTTTCAGAATCAAAAATCGATGTCGAAAAGCAAATGCTTCGAGATGTTGAATTGATCCCGTTGGATAAAATTTCTAGAAATAATTCAATGTACGCTGGTGAAGCAATTATTAACGCATTGAATTCACCATATATTCAAGAACAAATCAAACGTGGTACATTCTTTGGTGAACTAGATCATCCCGATCCGGATTGCTCTCGTGAAAGATTCCTTCATGTTGAAAAAGACAACATTTGCCACCGTTTAATCAATCCTCATCCTGCAACATCTTGTATACGATCTGATGTTCAGTTCGTACAACCAAAAGGTTATATTCCTTGGGATTGGATTACTAAAGGTTCAAATATCTCATTTTCTATTCGTATTCTTACTCCGAATTATGAAGAGCGTAGAGATGCAAATGGAAATTCATATGTATACAAGTTTGGAAATCAACGTTTGGTTACATGGGATTTGATTTCCAGTCTGCCTGGCTTCAAAGAAGCTTCTATTGTCACAGATGTAGATTCTTATGATGCCAGTAAAGAAAACTATGATCAAGATGGAAATGTACATATCTCTTGGGTAAAGGGACGAAATAAGGACGAATTCAAACGTCTTTTGGAATCTCAGGAATCTTTGCCGATACTTGAGGATATTTATGGATTTTCTATGAAAGAAGTTAATGACATTTCTTATTCTAAGGAAGGGCTTATTACTATTAACTTGGTAAAAACTCCTGAGTATACAAAATCCATCAAGATTCCTACAAATGTTTACAAAGTAAACCAAGTACTTATGAGTGGTGAAAACTAAAAAAAA